GGCATGGCTCCCAAGCGCCTGCTTGTCTATCGCGCCACAACAGCATTCGGCGGCATCAAGGAATACTACCCGATCGAGATCCTCGCGCGCGGTCAGCAATTTGTCGCCTACGCGCTGCACCCCGAGACCGGCCGCCCCTACGAGTGGCCGAACGAGGGTCTGGCCGACACGCATATCGGCGAACTTCCGGCCATTACCGAGGACCAGGCGCGCGCCTTCGGCGAGGCGGCTTACGCGCTCGTCCCGACCTCGCTGAGACGCACAAGGCTCGTCGCCAACGGCGAGGGCGAGAAGCGCGAACGCATCGTCACCGGGCGCCTGCGCGGCACCGCGGAGGCTATCCGCTCGGCCCTGGAGTTCCTGCCCAACGATGATGCCATCTGGGATGATTGGGTCCGCATCGGCCTCGCCGTCAAGGGTGCCATCGGCGATGCCGGGTGCGATATCTTCTGCCGCTGGTCGGCCAAATCCAAAAAGGACGAGCCGGCCTATACGCTGAAGACCTGGCGCGGCTTCGGCGCGATCCACTCGGCCGGCGCGGGGACCATCTACTACCTCGCCGAAAACGCCGGCTGGGTATGTCCTGCTGAACTGACGATGGACGGCGAAGCAATAATGCTGGAGCCGGGGAATCATCCAGCACAGCTTCTACTGGATCAGGCGCGCCCTGTCTCCCCCGGCTCCGATGTCCCGAGCGTCATCGCGCCGGGCGAGGAAAACATATTTGTTCCCGATGCTTTTCGCAAGCAGCTTCCGCAGGGTTTCATCAGCGAATTTGTCGAACACACGTTGGCTTCCGCCATTCATCCGCAACCGATCTTCGCGGTCGGTGCCGCCCTCGCCGCGGTCGGCGTGCTTGCCGGACGGCGCTACAGGAGCATGACTAATGTGCGAACCAACCTCTACATCTGCGCCATCGGCGAAAGCGGAGCCGGCAAAGACCACGCGCGCGGCGTTATCACGACCCTTTTTCTACAGGCTGGTCTTTCGCGTTTTATCGGCGGCAACAAGCTGGTATCCGGCTCGGGATTGTTGACCGCTCTCTATCGATCGCCCTCGTCGTTGTTCCAGATCGACGAGTTCGGGCGCTTCTTGAAACACGTCACCAATCCGCGCATGAGTTCCAAATTCGTTGCGGAGATATGGGACAATCTGACCGAGCTTTCGACATCCGCCCATCGCCCATTCGCAGGAGGGGAATATGCCAACCAGCAGGACAATCCGCGAAAAGATATCATGCAACCCTGCTGCGTCATGCACGCGACCACAGTGCCAAAGCATTTCTGGGATGCCTTGCGCGGAGGATCAGCCGATGACGGCAGTTTGGCTCGATGGTTATTGTTTCCTACGGACGATCCGGTTCCTGAGCGTAACCGGGCGCCGCGTGACATTACTGCGATTGGAGATGATCTTTTAGATTTCTCCAACTCGATAGTGCGCGGGGCCGCCGCGTGGCAACCGCCGGCCTTGGGAGAGGGACCGAGTGTCGATCCGTGCCCTCATATGGTTCTTTATACCAATTCGGCAAACGATCGGATCGAGGAACTCGCCGATGATGTTTTCGCCAAGCGGCGCGAGGCGATCGGCAACGGGCACGGCGCGATCTTGGCGCGCTGGCACGAGAACATTATCCGCGTTGCCCTCACCTGCGCAATCTCGCGCGAACCCGCCAATCCCGAAATCAATATCGCCGATGTCGAGTGGGCCGAAACCATCGTCAATTTCTGCATCAAAGCGATGACCGAGGGCGTGGACAAGCATGTCAGCGAGAACGACAAAGAGACGGAACTGAAGAAAGTTCTGAGCATTATCGCCGGAAGCGGGAAATCCGGTATCACGCAGAACGACATCACGCGCAGGACGCAATCTCTCGATGGACGGCGGCGAATGGAAATCCTGCGTGATCTTATGGAGGGCGATCAAATCAGGCTCGACGAACAGAAAACCAATGGACGCACGCTGCGTATTTATCGTCCATGCTGAAAGTTCTCGATCTTTTCAGCGGGATCGGCGGCTTCTCGCTGGGATTGGAAAGAACGGGAGGTTTCAAAACAATTGCGTTCTGCGAGATTGAGCCATTCTGCCGTCGCGTGCTGGCAAAGCATTGGCCTGAGGTAAAACAATATGAAGACATCACGAAACTCGCAAATACCAAACTCCAGGCAGACGTAATTGTTCCCGATGTCCTGTGCGGAGGATTTCCCTGCCAGGTTTGCGGCAGAAGCGGTCTGCGCTTGCCGGCCAGATCGTTGATCTGCGCCGATCTGTTTCACGTCGATATGGTCTTGAAGCTCTACGGCGAGGAACCGTCAGACATACCGACCAAGGGTCGGATGCCAGTGCGCTCCGCATTCTTCGGGCGCAACGAGATTACTCGACGCTGCTATGACCTGTTGCGGGAGTTGGGCACGATCCGTGCCGACGACGTGACCGTGCGAGCGATGCGGGAGAAGGGTCTAGACCCGGAAGCGGATCGCAAGCAGCGAACCGACTTCACGCGCCGCATTCTCGTATCGCTGCACGATCTGCGGAAGGCTGGCACCGTCGAGAAGATCGGGAACGGTCGCGGCGTGCGCTGGAAGCTGGTTTTGCAAGCGGAGTCGTGACGATCCCGTGTTAGAATCGTTTGCCAATGCGAAGCTAGGGAGCGTTGCGATGAAGGAGTTTCCGGCCGAAGTTGTCCAAGATCGAGACGATCCTCACGCGTGGCGGGTTGAGAAGATCAACAGTGACGGCGATGGCGGCGTAGACGTGGCGATCTTTGCTGGCCCAGATGCGCGGGAACGCGCTACGGAATACGCCGCTTGGAAATACGAATGATCGCTTGTCGGATAACGTCGTACTGACTCACTAGACGGTACTCCCTCGTTCAGCGGAGCATCCCTGATGCTCGCTGTTAGGAAAGACCGTCCTTGACTTCTAAGCAGATGACTCCAATGTTGGAGTGTACCAAGTGCTAGCCCGCGACGGTCTCAATCCAGTGCGGGTACCACGATACGGCCGGGGTTGCGCACCACACGCACCCCGGCTTTTTCGTGTTACAAATGCCACCCGAGGGCGCGCCGGGCGGCCGATTCCCCTTCGTAGGGATTTGCGCCATAATACCGCACATATGCGACGCAGAGTGTTCGTTGTGGCCTACTCCAACGGCATCTATGGATCGCAGGGGTTTTGGCGTACCGCGACACGATCGCACTGGTCGATACAAACAAACGACAGTTTTGCGCGTGCAAGGTCTTATTGGCGAACACGGTTGGAGAATCCATCCGAACTTTACGGAGGCGCTAATGGGCTTTCCAATGGACTGGACCGAAATCGAGCCATCGGCAACGCCATCGTCCCGCAGATCGCGACGCTGATCGGCAACGCCATCCTCGCCGCAGAAGCGACACTTTCGTCAAAATGACCTTGACGAAAGTTTTGACGAAAGATTGCCATTAAGTTATTGATTTATATATATACCTATACCTTTCATCACTTTCATCATTCATCATATATAGTAAAGATGGAATGTTCTATATACGTTCTCGTTTGGGGGTGTTCCCGATTTCAGAGGGTATATAGATGACGAAATGACGTAAGTGACGAAAGGTAAATTATCCTTTTATATCAACGACATCTTTCGTCAAGATCGCCCTATGCGTGTTTTGACGAAACTGCGAAAAGGGTCAAGGTTGTGTTGATTTGCGCGTGATGCCATGCTATGTGAAAAAACATGGAGCCGGACCTGCCCTGCCATTGCGCCGCATGCGCGCATCGCTTTCTCGAAAGCGAGGGCACGCAGTGCGCCCGCAACAAATTCGTCTGCTGCCCGCGCTGCGGTACGCCGGTCATGTTTTGCGCGCCGCCGCACAACACCACGCCAACCCGGCCAATCTGGCTCAAAACCCTGCCGCCGCAATACGCCGAGTTGTTCTGATGCCCTGCGTCTGCATCACCTGCCGTTCACGTTTCCGCGCCAACGAAGTCGTGAACTGCCCCGATTGCGGCGATCTCCGTTGCCCGCGTTGCGGGATGCACGGCGGCATGTATACGATCGAAGCGCGCCCGTACAATGTGCCGCCATACCTCGCCGCATCGGTGCGCGCGAGCGTTTGGGGAAGGGCGAATTGAATGCCCGGCGGCCGCCCCTCGAAATACAAAATTGAATATGCCGAGCAGGCTTACAACTATTGTTTGCTCGGTGCGACGGACGATCAGATTGCGGAGTTTTTTCAAACCACGCGCCAGTCGGTCGACGCGTGGAGGAAACGACATCCCGAGTTTCTTGACGCCTTCACGCGCGGGCGCGCAGATGCCGATGCACAAATGGCGCGTAGCTTGTGGCACCGCGGACGCGGATATTCGCATAACGCGGTGAAAATCTTTTGCCAGGATGGTGTCGTTACGGAAGTTCCATACATCGAGCATTATCCGCCCGACACGGCGGCGGCGTCGCTTTGGCTGCGTAATCGCCAGCCGAAATTGTGGCGTGACAAGCAGGAAGTCGCGCATACAATAAACGATGCTTCAACCCGAGAACTCACAGACGATGACCTCGATCGACTTATCGCCGCAGCGCGTGCTGGAATTGGCGATCGAGAAAAAGCGGAGGATGCAATGCCGGAGCCGGCTTCTTCCGTGGTGCATTGAGGCGCTCTCCGCGCGCTACCTCACGCCGGCCATTCATCATCGCCTGCTGATCGATGCGCTGGAAAAATGCTTTACGCGGGTTTATCCGCGGCTGATGATCTTCATGCCGCCCGGCTCGGCTAAATCGACCTATACCAGCGTCCTGAGCCCGCCGCATCTTTTTGCCAGGTTTCCGGGTTGCCAAATCATCGGCGCCTCGCACACGGCCGATCTTGCGGAGGATTTCAGTGGCAAAATCCACGGCATCATTCGGGAAAACGAGCACACGCTAGGCTATGGACTTCGAACGGAAAATCGTGGCCGATGGTACACCACTAACGGCGGTAGCTATCTCGCCGCTGGGGTCGGCGGCGCGATTCCTGGTTTTAGAGCAGATTTCGGGATCATTGATGATCCGATCAAAGGACGGCAGGCGGCTGATAGCGAGGCTGACCGAAAGCGGGTCCGGGATTGGTATCTTGGAGATTTCGAGCGTCGATTGACGCCGGGTGCGCCCGTGGTTTTGATGCATACGAGGTGGCACGAATCGGACCTTGCCGGTGGCCTTTTGGAGGATGAGCCCGATCGCTGGCATGTTCTGAGCCTGCCGGCGCAGGCGGAAATCGGCGATGCATTAAACAGATCACCCGGCGAGTGGCTTTGGAGCGACGATGATTACGGCTACGGGCAAAGCCTCGCCGACATCAAGGCATCGCTGGAGGCCGCAGGCGCGACTCGCGAATGGGCTTCGCAATACCAGCAGCGACCGCGCCCGGCCGAGGGCGCGCTGTTCAAGATCGGCCAGATCGAAATCCTGCAAGCCTGCCCGCAGCTCGTCAGCAAGGCGCGGGGCTGGGATTTGGCTGCGACCAAGAACATCGGCACCCGCGATCCCGATTTTACTGCGGGCATCGGCATGGGTCGCACGCCGGAGGGCAAATATGTGATATGGGATGTGCGGCGCGAGCGCGGTGGCCCGGATGAGGTCAAGGCGCTCATCCGCAACACGGCGATACTGGACGGGCACGACGTGAGGATCGGCTTTCCGCAAGACCCTGGCCAGGCCGGCAAGGCGCAGGTGCTGGACTACGCGCGCCTGCTGCCCGGCTATGTGCTCGACAGCTTGCCCGTCACCGGCGACAAGGCGACACGCGCCGCGCCCTTTGCCAGCCAGGTCAACGTCGGCAATGTCGGTATCGTGCGCGCCGACTGGAACCGCCCGTTCCTCGACGAGCTGGCCGCGTTCCCGAGCGGCTCGCACGACGATCAGGTCGACGGCGCGTCGGAAGGGTTTCGGTTGGTCGGGCTCGGCACGCGGCCGGTCATCATTCCGCCGTCGCAGTTGACCGCGTTGCGCGCCCGCAACGCGTTGCGGATGCGGGGAATGGGGGCGAGATGAGTATCGAGTTTGTAAAACACATCGAGGAATTTGAGAAAGTCTTGAAAGAAAGACTAATCGAGCATATGGCGGTTCTCGATCCTAGTGTTATTCGCGCTTTGGCCGAGACCTACGTTCATATGCGCGTCAAAGAAGACTACGAAAATATGCTGGCGCGAAATCGTATCAGATGATCCGCGACATCTTCCTCGCCGCTCTCGGCGGCTTGCTGCGCCCCACAGCCGCGCCCGAACCGACGCCAGAAAAGCGTCGCGAGCCGATCGTGTTCAGCGAGCGCACGCTCGAAAAGCTGCGCGAGCGTGATGCGGTCAATCGCGAGCGACTATTCCGCCCCGCACCGCCGCCCGATATCGCGATGGGCGGCAACAAGGCCGCCGAGGCGCGCGCGCTGGCGAATGACGATGCGCTCGGCAATCTGACCAGTTTCGGTATCAGCAACGGCGGCATCGGCTGGGGCGCCGGAACCGGCCTTGTTTGGCTCGGCTACCCCTACCTCGCCGAACTCGCGCAGCGGCCCGAATACCGCATCATCGTCGAGTTGTTCGCCAACGAGATGACGCGCAAGTGGATCAAGTTCAAATCCACCGGCGACGACGACAAAACCGAAAAGATCAAGGAACTCGAAGCCGAGTTGCGTCGCTTCCGGTTGCGCGAGCATTTCCGCGATGCGAAGCGCGACGACGGCTATTTCGGCATGGGACAGCTTTATGTCCAGATTGCCGGCGTCGAGGACAATCCCGAATTGCTGCGCGCGCCGCTGATCGTCGACAGCCGCACGATCAAGAAAGGCGCGTTGCGGGGTTTCAAGAAAATCGAGCCGTATTGGATTTACCCCCAGGCTTACAACTCCAACAACCCGCTGCGCGACGATTTCTTCGTGCCGACATTGTGGACGGTCATGGGTTCGACGATCCACGCGTCGCGGCTGCTGACGTTCATCGGCAATCCGGTGCCCGACATTCTGAAAGCCGCCTATTCGTTTGGCGGTATCTCGGTCATTCAGTTGATGAAGCCCTATGTTGATGCGTTTCTGCGGACGAAGAACAGCGTCAACGAGCTTATCAGCGCGTTTTCGACGATGGTGCTGCAAACGAATATGTCGGCGTTCCTGACCGAGAACGCGGCGCGGTCGCTCGAAGACCGCATCGAGGCGTTCAACCTGATGCGCGATAATTTCGGCACGATGACCGTCGATAAGGATACCGAGGATCTGAAAAACGTCTCGGCGCCGCTGGCCGGGCTCGACGAGTTGCAGGCGCAGGCCGAGGAACACATGCTGATCCCGATGCGCGCGCCGCTGCTTAAAGCGTTCGGTCTGTCGCCCTCGGGATTGAACGCCAGCCAGGAAGACGAGATCAGGTCGTTTTACGACAACGTGAACAGCGATCAGGAAAACCAGTATCGCCGTCCGCTCGATACCGCGATCAAGATCATTCAGCTCAACAAATGGGGCGAGATCGATCCCGAGATCGATTTCGATTTCGTGCCGCTGTGGCAACTCGACGAGGCGGGCGAGGCCGCGGTCGAAAAGACCAAATCCGATATCGATTTGCAGAATATCGAGATGGGCGCGATTGCGCCGAACGATGTCCGCAAGCGGCTGGCGGGTGATCCGAAAAGTCCGTATCATGGCCTGGATTTAGGCGAGGACGCGCCGGGCACGCTAGATGTTGATGGCGAGGGGAAGCCGATCAATGATCCATTGGAACGCGAGGTTGATGCTGGCGGCGTGCGGGGCAGCACTGGCGGCGCTAACAGCGGCGTCTGAGGCGCGGGCGCAGAACGTCACGCCATTTCCCTGCGCGGTGACGCAGGTCACGACCGGCAATACGGCGGTCAATGTGTTGACCGGGCCGGTCAATGGCGCGGTGATCTGGAACCCGGCGGGGCAGACGACGAGCCCGCTTTACCTCAACCAGACGGCAACCAGCGTTGCCAGCCCAACATTGCGCGCGGCGACGACGAGCGATTATCCGTTGATCGCGACGGCGAGCGCGCCAAGCCAGCCGTGGCTTGTGGTGCCACACTCGCGCCTTGGTGTCAGCGTGATCTCGACCGACAGTTCGCATCCGATCGGATGCCTACAATGGTAAGGCGCGCGCTGTTCGCGATCGGTGGTTTGCTGGCGGCATTGCCGGCCTGGGCGCAGCCTGCGCCAACTAGCTATTATCCAGGACCGGGGCCGGTTGCGCCCGGCACATCTGCTCCTCCCTCAGGCGCTGCTGGTGGGGATCTGAGCGGCACCTATCCCGATCCGACCGTAGCGAGTGCGGGCGGGAAGGCTCTGTCCCTTGGTGGTGCGCTGACGACGGTAGGGGGCGGTGCCTTTACGATTACCGGCGGCGCGTCGGCGACGGGGCTCACGATCGGCAACGGCAAGGTCGCGACGATTTCCAACACGCTGACATTCACCGGCACGGACGGCAGCAGTGTCGCGGTCGGGACTGGCGGGACGATTGGGGGTGTCGGGTATTCTTCGGCCGGGCAAGTTGCGGCTACCGCAACCAACGATAATGCGGTGGCAGGCAAGGTCGGCGAGATTATGTCGGTTCTCGCGGCGAAGGCGACAGGAACGGCGACCTTCACCGCAGCCACGCCGACTGTAGTGACTGTGGCGTCGTGGGCGGGAGGATTAAATGGCGGCACTCCCGCAGCCAACTGTCTCCCTACCACGGGAGCATCGTGCATTCAAACCGTGTGCTTTACCAACTCAGGCGGCGGGCTTCCAACGGGTATCAATCCCTGTGCTACGGCAGCTTATGCCGGCCAGTATTACATCGATCCGGCGAGCTATAGCGGCAATACGTTCAAGATTGCGACATCCGTGGCTAACGCTATAGCGGGAACTGATGTGGGGGCGAGCGATACGGGCACTGGAACCCAGACTGCGGCGAATTTCGTGCGGTTGATAACAAGTTCGGCTGTTCCGGTGGTTGCGCTTAATTTAACTGCTGGGGATTGGGACTGTTCTGCCACGACCGACGATATTCCGGGGAGCGGAACCACAACCTCATCTGGTACGGTCACGATCTCGACATCGGCTGCATCTGTGGGGTTAGGAGAATTGATAAATAACGGCTTTACACAGACTACGACCGCAATAACAGCAAACAATTTTAACACCATTTCCGCCGGGCCGCGGCGAACTCTGGTCAGTGGAGGAGCGCCAATTTATCTCAATATATCCCATGCATTCGCGGTAAGCACGCTCGACAGTTATGGAATGTTGAGGTGTCGGAGGATGAGGTAAGAAAATGAGATGTGATCGTTGCGGTCGGCGGCAATGGTGGCGACGTTGGTTTTGGGATGAATGCCTTGCCCTTTGCGCGAGGTGCGCGCGAACTGGTGGCCGTTGATCTCGCCAACCGGCAAGCCGATCGCGCTAGCGCCGACGCGCGCGAATGTCGGCATCGAGTACGAATATCGCCGCAAGCTCGACGCGCTGATCGACGAGATGAACCATTCGGTTCTCTACTGGATCGGCTTTCATTACGACGCCAACGAGCCGGAGATTGCCAAGCTGGC